AGAGTCCCAAAAATTGCGTGACCTAACTTTGCCGGCTGACTATGAGGCCGCGATAGCCGAAGCGGTGGACCGGGTCTACCGGGACGCCGGCCTGACCTTTGAGGCGGCGCCGCGGTACGTGTCCCCGGTGCCGGCCGGCACGGACATTTCAGCGGCGTCCCTCGGGGCCTCGCGCATGGGTCTGCCGCTGACTCCGCAAGGCGTGCACATTGCCGCCATGCTGGAGGCCAAGTCCACCCGGTGTGACCCGGTCACGGGCCTCTTTCGGCCGCTGTACGAAGAGGCCACGGTAGAGATCCCGCGCCGCTCCACCAAAACAACCACCGTGCAAATGGTGATCCTTGGCCGGTGTGAGTCCATCCCCGGCTATCGTGCCGTGTCCACCGCGCAGGACGGGACCCGCGCGTCCCAATTCTTCATGAACATGGTCAGGCTCATGGAGGCCCAGCTACGCCGTGAGGGTCTGGACTGGGCCGACTGGGGAATTAAGCAGGTCTACCGGTCACAGGGCCGGGAGTATATCGAGTGGTTTAACGGCTCCAAATGGTGGGTAGTCAAACCGGAATCGGGCGCGTTCCGCGGTGAGGCCGCAGACTGCATGTGGTTCGATGAGGCCGGGGAACTGGACCCGGAAAAATCTGAGGACCTGGTGGCTGGCGCGTTCCCGCTCATGGACACCCGGCCGCTGGGCCAGATCATCATCTCCGGGACTCCTGGCCTTGTCCGGGCCGGCGTCTTTTGGGACGCGCTGGCGCGTGGCCGCAATGATCCGGCCGGCTACGGCATCGTGGACTTTTGCGCTCTGGAGTCTGACGACGTGCTGGACGAATCGGTCTGGTGGGTCACTCACCCGGGCCTAGCGTGCGGCCTGACGGAACTGGAGAAGGTACGCCGCAACTTGGAGAAGCTGGGGCCGGCCCAGTTTGCCCGGGAGTATCTGTGCATTTGGCCGGCCGATTCCGCGACGTCGGCCATTAACGCCGAACAATGGCAGGACGCGCTGGAGGATCCCGTCCCGTTTGACGGGCAGGACTTTGAACTGACATTCGATTGCCACATCCATAGCCTGTACGCCTCACTCGTGGCCACATGGGTGGACTCGGACGGGGAGCCGCACGGACAAATGATGGACTTTAGGCCCGGTACGGACTGGCTCACCGGGGAACTGACACGGGCGCAGAAGGCTCACCCGCGGGTGAGGATCAACTATGACGCCATCGGCGCTAACTCTGCCGTTGCGCTGGCGCTCCAGCGGGTCCCAACGTTCCGTCCCGCAGCGCTCCGGCCCGTGACCATGAAAGAGGTAGCCGCCGGCGCCGCCACGCTGAACAACGCGCTGACCGGCGGCACGGCACACGTGGCCGCGTCCGCGTCCATGACCAACGCAGCGGAAAACGTCACGTGGCGTTATTCCGGGGAGTCCCGGCTGTTCGGCCGGAAAAACGCAAGCGTTGACGTCTCCGGAATTGTCGCGCTGTCCATCGGTTTCGGCATGTCCCTTGGCCGGCGGGAGAAGTCCAAACGGCGTATGCCGGCGGCAATCATTGGCTGACACGGACCGCCAACGCCCGCCATCGGGCCAAGTGTTTGAACTCGTGACCCCCGGGTCCCGCAAAAGCGGGGACCCGGGGGTCTTTTGTGTGGTGTGATCTTCCCCGGAACGCACAATGAACGACTACCGGAGGATGCACGTTTGGGACTCATTAGCCGGATTCAAGACGTTCTCACGGGGCCGGCCCGCTCCGGCCTGATTCAGAATGTCGCGGAAGGCTCCAGCCTCCGCTCTCCGGACTCGTCCGCCGGCCTTGCTGCCATCTACGGCGCGGACACCGTGGGGCTGGACGGCCCGGTCTCTGTGGGTCAGGCGCTCTCGGTGCCGGCCGTGTCCCGGGCCGTGGACCTCTACACCGCCGCTATTTCGCAGATGACCCTAACGGCCTCCGTCGAATCGGCGTCCACCGTGTGGCTGAACTGGACGGATGGCCCGCTGTCGCCGGCTCACCGTAACGTCCAGATCTTCATGGATCTGTTTTGGTATCGCTGGTCCTGCCTCGCGGTGGCCCGGGACGCCTCCGGGCACGTGTCAAACGGCGTCCACATCCCGCAGCATCTTTGGGACTTTGACGCGTTCGGCAATATCCGGGTGGAGGGCCGGCCGGTCAATCAGGACGAAGTCCTCTTTATCCCTAGCTTCAAGCAACTGGGATTCCTGGACTACGCCCAAGACACCGTGAGGCATTACCTCTCACTGGGCCGGACAATCAATGACAGGGCCGATAACCCAACGCCCATGGTGGGTATCAAGGTCACTGACGACATGGTGGCCGACGACGCCGAAGTAGAGCAGGCCATGGAGGACTGGGGGAACGCCCGCCGCGCTAAGGGTGGTGCTACGGCGTTCATTCCCCCGGGCGTGGATGTCGTGACCCCGGGCGCGGAAAAGGACGACTCGGCCATGTTGACCGACGCCCGCAACGCTGCCCGCCTCGACGCGGCCAACTTCACCAATCTGCCGGCCTCCATGCTGGACGGCAACTCCGGGACCACGGACCAATACTCCAACACGCTCCAGAATGCAAACGAGTTTCTGAAGCTCTCTGTCTCGCTGTTCACCCGGGCCATTGAGGCCCGGCTCTCACAGGACGACGTCACCCCCGAAGGCGTCACCGTGTCATTCAACACGGCGTCCTTTGACGACTTCACCCCCGCCCACGGCAACGCAGGCACCGCAACGGCGCCCGGATCGAATGGAGCTATCCCCGCATGACTGAACCTATCCGCCTCTACGGTGACCTTCACGCCGCCAACGACGACGGGAGTCTGAGCTTCAAGCTGCTGCCGTTCGGTGAACCCGGCATGACCAACAAGGGCAAGCTGACCGTCAAGGGTCCCGGCGTCGTCAAGCTGCCGGCCGACCCGTCCACCGTGCACGCGAATTTGGAACATGAGTTCAAGCGCCCGCTAGGCAAAGGCACCGTTCTCGAGGAACGCGCCGACGGCGTCTATGCCACGTTCATGCCGGCCGACACCACCGCCGGCCGTGACTGGCGCGAAGAGGCTAAAGCCGGCCTCCGCACCGGCATTTCGGTGGAGCTTGGATCCCCCGTGATCCGGGCCGGCGAACTGCTCGCCGGGGAACTGACCGGGGCCGGCGCCGTGGTCAAGCCGGCCTTTGCCTCCGCGCAGCTGGTCACCGCTGCCGACGCCGGCACACAGTCCGACGTGGACGCCGCGCTTGCTGCCGCTGCCGACGCCATCAAAAACGCCCAGGACTTGCTGAATCCGCCGGCGGATCCCAACGCCGGCCCGCCGGCCACTGACCCCAACTCCGCGCCCGTCACCGCCTCGCACACCACCGCAAAGGAAATCATGTCCCGTCCTGCTGTTCCGCCGCTGTTCGCCTCTTCCACTGCTGCCGGCACCGCCGGCGCCGGCCCGGACCTGTCCGCCGGCGCCCTGTTCGCAGCGCTGGCCAATAAGGAGGATCCCGCGGTCCTCGCGGCATTCTCCACCGTGTCCAAGGCCACGAACTTTGACGTCTACTCTCAGCCGGCATGGGTGGGCGAAATCAACGCCCAGAAGCCTTACACCCGCCGCTATACGGACCTCATGATTAATAACCCGCTGACCTCGCAGAAGGTCAAGGGCTGGCGCTTCAAGGCTGGTAAGACGCCGATTGTGGACGCCTACGCCGGGAACTTTGCGGAGATCCCGTCCAACGCCGTGGAAATCGAAGAGGTCAGTTTCGACGCCGGCCGCGTGGCCGGCGGTAACAAGGTGGACCGGATCCACCACGATTTCCCGGACGCCGGTTTCTGGGCCGGCTACCTCCGGGAGTCCGCGGCAGACTATGACCGCAAGACCGACGCCAAGGCCCTTGCCACGCTCGTGGACGGCGCTACCGAAATCGTGGCCGGCGCTGCCGTGGCCGGCGTGGCTGAGGGCTGGTCCAAGCTCGTGGACGGCGTCCTCTCCATCTGGACCGACTACCAGCCTGACTATGCACTGATCGGCTCGGACCTGTACCGGGACATGCTCCTGACCACGGACAAGGACAAACTCGCATTTCTGAACGCCTCGCTGGGCTGGGAAGAGGGCACCGTCAATAGCTTCCAGTTCCGTCCGATTCCCACGGCCGGCGCCGTGATCGTCGGCTCCAAGGCCGCAGCGGAATTGCAGGAGCTCCCGGGCCTGATCCGGGTCTCCGCTCTGGACGTCTCCCACGCCGCCACGGACGAAGGCGTGTACGGCTACAACGGCGCATGGATCCGGGACGCCCGCGCCCTGGTCTCCGTCGTGGACACCATCACCCCGTAATGACGCTCATCGGATGGGTAGACCCGGACACGGTTGAGGAGCAATGGCCGGACGCCGTCCTCATGGAGCCGGCCACCCTTGCCACGCTGCTGGAGGTGGCACACGAGACGTGCGCCGCCTACGCCCCGGGGATCCCGCCCAATGAGGACGGGACCCCGGGCACGGCGCCGGCCCGCTACGTCATGGCGCAGATCCTACAGGCCCGCGCCGTGTGGGCCATGCAGCGCCAAAGTCCCGGGGAGACCTTCAACGGGGACGGCTTCAGCGTGGCCGTGTACCCGCTGGACGCCCGGATCCGGGCCATGCTCCGGCCCAAGCGCCCGTTCGGTGGTCTCCGGTGAGCCTCAGATCAGATATTGCCGACGTCCTCCAAGAGCATTTGCCGGCCGGCTACGTGGTCCTTCCCTACGTCAAGGAACTGGACAACACGTCCAAACCGGTGGTCATGGTCCACCGCTCCAAACTGTCCAAGGCGGCACTGAGCCGGCTGGAGTCCACCGTGACGCTTCATGTCCTGGTCCCGGAAACACTCGGGAAAGAAGCAGAGGACGCAGCGGATACGGCATTGGACGCGGTCCTCACGCTGGTGGAACTCATGGACCAACTCGACTGGACCGGCGCTGACCGCGCCGCGTACACAAATTTCACTGGCTGGGAAATCACCCTCACGGCCACCACGAAAAATTACTACATAGGAGAACCCGTTGTTCATTAAGAACGCTATCTGCACGGTGGACGGTACCGACGTTTCGGACGCCGTGGACAACGTCAAGGTGGACCCGCAGACCACCACCAACACGTGGGAGCCGATTTCCGGTAACACCAAATCGGAGTCCATCACCAAGTGGACGTGCACGTTCAATCTGGAGCAGGACTTCAAGGCCGGTTCGCTGTGGATGAAACTGTTTTCCGGCACCGCGGAAATGACGCTCGTGTTCAAGCCCCGCGGCGCTGAAGTGGGCGGCGCCGTGATCACGGTCAAGGTCATGCCGTCCCCGGCGGGCCTCGGAGGCGGGCAGGGCACCGCCTCCGCTACTGCCACCTTGGGCGTGAACGGAACGCCGGCCATCACGCCGGCCGCGGCCTAACCATGGCGGTCCGGGTAGTCCCCAGTGTTGAAGCGTTGCGGGAGTTCAAAGCTGTAGTTCTGGCCTTGCGCCTCATGGACAAAGACCTCCGCAAAGACATAAACGACGCTACCCGGACCACCATGAACCCGGTCTGGAAAGCCCTGGTGGAGACCAACGCGACGTCCCCGGGAACCTTCAAGATCATGACCCCCGGCACCCGGATAGCCGCCGGCAACCCGCCGGCGGCCAAAGCGGCCACCGGCGGGCGCAAGCTCTCCGGCGGCGGGACGCCCAAAGAGTTGGCCAAGGCCTTTGAATTTGGCGCCGTGGACCGGGAAAAGGTCAGCACCTATGACGTCAAAAACCGCAAGACCGGCGGGTCCCATAAGGTCCGCCGGCACACCCAACGCCAACTCCCCGCGGCCACCCGCTCCGGCCGCGTCGTCTACCCGGCCTTTGCCGAAATCGGCCCGCGCATGGCCTCGCTGTGGGTCCAGATCGTCGTCAAGAAAACACACGAAGCATTTGAGAAAGGGTCCAAGTAATGGCCGGTGGTTTCTCCATCCCGTTCCTGGCCGACGTCGGCCGGTTCCTCAAAGGCACCGACTCCATGGCCGACGCGCTGGACGACGTAGCAGACTCCCTCGGGGACCTCGCCACCTCCAGCGCCCGGGACGCGGAAAAGGCCGGCGATAAGCTCGGGGACGGCTTCAAAGACGGCGCCCGGACCGCCACCCAATCACTGGATAAGGTGGACGACTCCCTCAAAGACACCGGCACCGAAGCCAAGTCCCTGGACTCCAAGGTCTCCGCAGCGTTCAAGTCCATTGCCGCGGACGCCAAAGCCTCCGGCGACAAAGTAGGCAAGTCCCAAAAAGAAGGCTTCAAAGAGGCCGAATCCGGCGTCAAAGAATTTGGCGAAGAGGCCAACTCGACGGCCAAAGAGTCCGCGGCGTCCTTTGACGGCTCCGCAGAATCCATCCTCGGATCCTTCCAAGAGGTAGCCGCCAACGCCTTTGCCGGTTTCGGGCCTGCCGGCGCCTTGGCCGGCCTCGCCGTCGCTGCCGGTATCGGCATAGCGGTCACCCAAATGCAGGCCGGCGCCGAAGCGGCCAACGAAATGAAAGCCGCCTCCATCGACTTGGCCGGCCAGATCATTGACGCCGGCGGGCGCATTGAGGACGTGGACCTCGGCGGGATCATCTCCGCATGGGGCCGCAAGGCCATTGACGATAACTGGATCACGCCATGGACCAATGAGGCCTCCACCAATTTTCAAGAGACCGCAAAGGACGCCAAAGCCGCCGGCGTGGACGTGGAGGACGCTATCCGCGGATCCGCCGGCGCCGCCGAAGATTCCCAAGCCCTGCTAGCCGGCACCGCCGACGCATGGCAGGAACTCTCCAAACGGATCCAAGAGGGCACCACCTACACCGGGGACGGCATCCCCGTCCTGGACGCCTCCGCGCAGGCCGCAAAAGACCAGCGGGACGCGCTCTCTGACCTCCGCGGGCAGGCCGAAGCGAACATTAAGACCACCGGCGACGCGGTAGACATAGCCAAGATTGAAACCGGCGTCACCGGTGAGGGCACGGCCGCGATTGAGGCCAAGGTCAAGGCGCTGGAGGATGAGGCCCGGGCAAAGCAGGACGCCGCCGGCAACGCCATGGACGCCGTCACCGCCGAAATCGCTTACAACGACTCCATGGCCCAAGGCGCCAAAGACATTGCCACCAACGGCAAAGGGCTGGACCTCCACACGGCCGTAGGCAAAGCCAACCAGCAAACCCTTATCGACATGGCCGGCGCCTCCAACGACCTCCGGGACGCCCAAATAGCCGCAGGGGACTCCACCGCCGATATCACGGCAAAGCAGGAAGAGGCCCGCACCAAGTTCCTGGAGGCCGCGGACGCCGCCGGCATGGGAAAGACGGAGGCCGAAAAACTCGCCACCGCCTACGGGCTGGTCCCTACCGACGTGCCCACCTACGTCAAGGCCTACAACATCGAACAAACAAAACAAGAGCTTTCCACGCTGCCCAAGGAAATCGTTATTCCGCTCCGGCCCGACTACAACCCAACCTATTTCCAGGGGATCCTCGCGCAAATGAGTAACCATGAAGTCCCCGTGATGCTACGGCCGCGCGTTGGCTCAGCGGTGACACCATGACCCTGACCATAGCGGCGTCCCCGTCCACATGGCCCGGCGCCGTGTACCTGACCATCACCACGGACAACCCGCTGGTGTCCCTGACCCGTTCGGACCGCAACGGGTCCCGGCCCGTGCGGCTCCTGGCCGCGGCGCTGCCGGCCTCCGGGTCCCTGACGTTCCGCGACTATGAACCCGCGCTCTCGGGCCGGGTGACCTACACCGCGGCCACCGCCTACGGCACAGCGGAGGCCACCACCACCCTGACCGGGCAGGCGCCCCGGTTCATCCTCCCGGAACTTCCCATGGTCTCCGCCGCGGCCGACACCGTCTACGACTACGCCGCTACCCGCCGGTCCCTTGCCACGGTCCATGAGGTCATCGGATCCGCCGTCCCGATCGTGGTACAGGCGAAGATGGGGACCCGCCGCGGGACGCTGTCCATCGTGTGTGAGGACCACGCCGGCATGATGGCCCTGCTAGACGTGTTCGGCCACGGTAAAACGGTCATGTTCCGCCAGCCGGAACATGACGGCATGGACATGTACCTCCACGCGGTGGAGGCCGGCACGGTACCGAACGCCGGCGCATGGGAACTGACCGTGTCCTATGTGGAACTGGCATTCCCCGCCGGCCCGGTCATGGACGCCGGCTCATGGACGTTCGCTGACCTGACGGCCACCGGGGACACGTTCGCCGACGTCGCCGCCGGCTATGACAGTTTCGCCGCGCTGCTGCTCAATGAGCCAAAACCATGACCGGGGCCTATCTCCCGGGCGCGGCGCCGGCGCTGGAGTCCTCACTCCGGCACGAATGCACGGTCACCGCCGTGCTGGTCCCGTTCGCTCCGCTCGTGCTGGACGCCGAAGCGCTCACCGTCACGTTTTCTGAGGACTGGTCCCCGCAGATCCAAGCAAGCATTACCGTGCCGGCCGGGATGGACGCCGGCCTTTATGACGTGCTGGATCCGCAGAAGCGCTGCAAGATCCTCATCGACGCCGGCTACACCTACCCGGACAACACGGCCGACGTGCACCCGCTCGCGGAACTGTACCTCCGGACACGGCCCGTGCGGCGCCCGGACAACACCATGGAACTGACGGCATCCTCCGGGGAGTCTCTGGCACAGGACGCCAAGCTGGACCCGTGGACCTCCTGGTCCCCGAACCGTGCCGGCCTGACCGAATGGGTGACATGGCTTGTCACCTATGCCATGTATCCGGAGACCCCGGAAATAACCTCCACGTTCGCCGCCGGCTACTCCGCCGCCGCCATGGCTGACATTCCGGTAGAGGCCGGCATGGACTGCTGGTCTCTGATTGCGGAGGCCGCGTCCCGTGCCGGCGCATGGGTCTACGCTGACGGCCCGCGCTGGATCATCACGGGCCGGCCTACCGACTCCGGCACCGTGGCCCACACGGTCAAAACTGGTCCGCACGGTACGGCGTTCTCCACGCAGGCCCAAATCTCGCGGGACGGTTTCGCTAACTCCTGCCTCATCACGTACAGGTGGAAAGAGGCCGGCGTGGACAAGCTCCGGACCGGGTACGCCGAAATCAGCACCGGCCCGCTGGCGCCGGCCTCCGCCGGCCGCGTGGGGGACGCTACCGAACGCACCGGACCGGTCACCGCAGCGGCCGCAAACACGGCCGCAGCGTCCCGGCTGGCGAACCTTGCCAGCCGCGGCCGGTCCGTGCTGCTGGAGGCCCACGCCGCGTATTGGCTCCGGCCGTCCCAAACCATCATGTTCCAACTTCCCACCGGCGAACCGGAACGGGCGCTGGTCCGTTCCGTCACGTTCGCCCCGCTCACCGGATCCATGAATATCACCACCCGACAGGCCTTTGACGTGCCTATGAACCTTGGAGAATGACCCATGCCCACCACCTCCCGCGGCTATGATTACGTCCCGTCCTCTGCCGCCGCCGACGTCCCCTACCGGGTCAACACCTTGGCCGACCAGATCAGTACCGACGTCAACGGCGTGGCCGACGCCGCCAACGCAGCGGCCACCACGGCGCTGAACAGTGCCAAGTCCTACGCCGATACCAAGGACACGGCCAACCGGACCGCGTGGGCCGCAGCGGACACCACGGCGCTGAACAGTGCCAAGTCCTACGCTGACACCGGGGACACCACGGCGCTGAACAGTGCCAAGTCCTACGCTGACACCGGGGACACCACGGCGCTGAACAGTGCCAAGTCCTACACCGACACCAAGGACACGGCCAACCGGACCGCGTGGGCCGCAGCGGACACCACGGCGCTGAACAGTGCCAAGTCCTACGCTGACACCGGTGACACGTCCACCCTCGCCGCTGCCAAGGCCTATGCCGACACCGCGGCCGGCGGCGCCGCGGCAACCGCGCTAAAGATCATGCCGAACCTCGGCACCGAAGACCTGGACTCCCTCAAAACTCCCGGCATCTACCCGCAGGTTACCTCCGGGAACGCTACAGCGGGCCGGCATTACCCGTTCACCGCCGGCGGGCGCGGCTACGTCGCCGTGATCCCTATCTCCGCCTCAGTCGTCGGCCACGAGTACACGGCCACATTCCTCAAAAAGCGTGCCGTGCGGGAATTCGACGGCGTTAGCTGGTCCGACTGGGTCGAAATCGGCGGATCTTCCGGGGCCGGCCTCGCCATCAAACCGAACCTTGGAACCGAAGATCTGGACACCCTGACCACTCCGGGTATCTACCCGCAGGTGACCTCGGGTAACGCCACGCTGGCACGGCACTACCCGTTCGAAGGCGGCGGGCGCGGCTACGTCTCCGTGATCCCGGTTTCGGCCTCTGTCGTCGGCCACGAGTACACGGCAACATTCCTCCAGCGCCGCGCCGTGCGGGAATTCGACGGGACCACCTGGTCCGCGTGGAAGGAAATCGGCGGCTCCAGCACAGCTGCACCCACAAAGCTCGTGGGCACGGCCCTGACGCTCTCCGGCGACCAGACCACCAACACCGTCACCACTGACTACGGCGGCCGGCTCCTGCTGGACTACGGCGTGACCATTCCGCGCTGGCGTGTCCACATCCGCAACTACAACTTGCGGGACGGCGTGGCCTTCCCCGGCGCTCTTAGCCTCGTGGGCCTGATCCTGGGGGAAGCGGAAATCAGCAACGGCGCCCCGACAGGCCGCTACGTCGCCGGCACCACCACCACCCTGCAAGGCGCCGCAACGACGCCGGCTGACGGTTCCGAATGGGTCTCCAACTGGTTCGGGACCCCGCTGGACTCGGCCAAGAAATACATGCTGGGCTATGGCTTCACCGCGGCGTCCGGGCAGACCGTCCACCGCGGCATGGGACCCATTTGGAACCTCGCCGGCGGATCCGCGGTCATTGCGGACGCTGCCGTGTACGGGTCCCGCTCGACGCTGCCGCCGCTGGATATCTGGATTGAATGCGAAGTGCCGGCCACCACCCGCGTCAAAGGCGTGATCGGTGACTCTCTCTCCGTCGGCCATTCCTCCACGTCCCCCGTGCATGATTCATTCCTCGCCGCGCATTGCCGCGCCGTGGGCGCCCTGCCCGTCTTTTGGGCGGCGTCCGGTGACACGCTGGCGAACTTTGCCAGCGCCACGGCAACCAAGGCCACCCGCTATGACGGCATGGCCAAGCCTGACGTTGTGTTCATGGCCTTGGGCGGAAACGATATTTTCGGATCCTCCACCGACCTTGCCACCACACAGGCCCTACTCGCGGAAACCCTCAAAGTGGTCCGGGCCAAGATGACCACCAACATTGTTTTCAGTGCGGTATGGCCGCGGCTTGACTCCGCGTCCGCAGCGGAGGACGTCCGACAGGCCTATAACGACTGGCTGGCCACCACGCTGCCGTCCGGTGCCTCCCTGTACCTCGACACGGCCGCGCCTATCACCGCGGCCGGCGGGCGCCTCGTGGACACCAAATGGACGGCCTCCGGCGGAAACATCCACCTGTCCACCGCCGGCTACGCCCGCGTGGGAGCGGTCCTGTAATGGGATGGCTTAACCCGTTCCCCCGAGGGGCCCGGATATCCCAAGTGTTTGGCTCCAACCCGTCAAACGGCGTCAACCCGGCCGGCGGGCACACCGGCACGGACTACGCGGTCCCGGTGGGAACGCCGGTCCTCGCTGCCGGGGACGGCGTCATAGAGCTGTCTAGCTGGACCGGGGACTACGCGAGCAATCCATGGTGGCTCACCCGGTACGGCGGTGACTCCCTGGTCCTGAACTGTGGGGACAACGCGCCGACGTTTGTCTATGCCCACTTGCTGGACTCCACGGCACCCGTGGGCGCACATGTCCGCAGGGGTGACGTTATCGGCTACACCGGCAATTCCGGGACCGCCACCACCGGCCCGCATTGCCATGTAGAGGCCCTGCCTCCCGGCTATGACCTCAACAGCACCACCTATGGGCGGGTGGATCCCGCCGCCTATCTCACCGACTACCCGGACGGCCTCGCCGCCCACGGAACACTGGAGGACATCTTGGCCAAGCTTGACGACGACGACCGCGCCTACCTGCGAGGTCTCGCAAACGAAATTATCCGAACCATCTGGGGGACCGGAGAAGTGACCCAAAAGCTGATCCAAGGCCACGGGGACGCACAGCTAGACGTGGACGTCGCAGACCTCGTAAAAAAGGTCAACGACGACGCTGCCCGCAGGATGGCACAGTGAGCGCCCGCACGGTAGGCCCGGTAACCGCCGGATCCGCCGCCGGCACCGCCGCGGCCGTCCTCGTCGTCTACGTGGCCTCACTGTTTGGGCTGGAGGTCCCGGACCCTGTGGCCGGCGCTCTGGCTGTGCTGCTGACCGTGGCCGGCGGCTATCTGGTCAAGCCGCGGCCGGCACCTGACGGGGACGCATGACGCCGCCGGCACCGGTGGAGTCCGACGTCTCCACCGGTGAGATAGGCCGGCGCCTAGACCGGTTTGAAACGACCGTCACGGGCGCTCTCTCTGACATAGCCGGCAAACTGGACTTGCGCCCGGACTGGGCCGACGTCCGCCGGATTGAAAAAGGGCTCCAAGAGCGCATACAGGAATTGGAGGACTGGCAGAAGTGGGCCGGCCGGCTCATTATCGGCGGCGTAATTCTCGCCATCCTAGGCGTGGTCCTCGTGGCACGTCCCAGCCTCTAGAAACAGCAAAGGCCCGCACCGTGGGGAACGGCGCGGGCCTTTGACGTCCTACCGGTCACGGTCAGGCGCAAAGTCCAGTTCATGGGCTATCCTCGCCGCCTCATCGTCAAAGACGTCCCACGCCACGGCGTGAATCTTTGCGTCCTCCACGCGGTCCTCACGCAGCGCCCGCACGGCCCGCCGCGCCTCCGCATCCCGCTCGGCTATAATGTCCTGCCATTGCTTATGCGTGGCCGGCATCATGAGGCCCACGCTAACTGAATAGCGCCCGTGTCCGCCTCTTCCGGGCACCCGGTGAGCCATTCATACGGGACGCCGGTACGCGCTGCCCAGAGCCGCAGCGTTTGGGTGGACGGCGTGATGTGGCCATTAATCCACGTGGACACCGTCCCGCGGGTCACGCCCAGATAGTCCGCCATCACCTGCACAGACAGACCGGACACCCGCAGGGCCTTGCGCATACGGTCCGCAAGGTCAAAGGAAAGCGATTCGTCTAGCTCCTCATTCATCATGCGTCAAGCATTGCACCATGTAAGACCATCCCGCAATGCTCGACGCGCAAATGTTGCAAACTCAGGGTGAGTTCACAGGCGCGGCGTGTACTCATGGACCCGCGCCCAATTACCCGCCGGCCCGCAACGACCGACGCGCCAAGGCTAATTACATGGTTGCAATTCATCGGACAATGTAAGACACTCGTTGCATGACGAAGCAACCGGCTAATGCCGAATCCCCACAAATCGTATGGCGCTCAAACATCATCGGCGCCCGGACTGTTTGCGACCTCTTGGGCGTCAACCGCGGCACCGTGTCCCGCAGGGTCAAGGCCGGCACGCTGCCATATCTCGCCCAACTTGACGGCCCTAACGGCGCCCTGGTCTTTGACCGCGCCGCCATTGAATCGCTTGCGCAGGACGCCGCATGACCGCCGCTGTATGGCTGGACATTCATGAGGCCAAGACCCGCACCGGTTACAGCATTAGGACGCTGGAGCGCTACGTCTCCACGGGCAAGCTGCCGGCCTACCGCACAAAGGCCGGCGGGCGCCTCCGGTTCCGCGCTGGAGACCTCGACGCCCTGTTTATCCGGGTGCCGGTCCAGTGAGCGTCGAATCACTCTCCATAGTCCTCCACCACTCCAAGGCCCGCGGCACCACCAAGCTGGTCCTAGTCGGCATTGCCAACCATGACGGGGACGGCGGCGCATTCCCAAAGGTGGCCACGCTTGCCAAGTACTGCAACGTTCACCCGCGCCGCGTCATGGAGGCCCTGAACGCGCTAGGCGCCTTGGGCGAAATCATCATCCATGAGAAGGACGGCGGGACCCGCAAGACGCCGGCACACCTCCGGCCGAACCGCTATGAACTGGCGCTGGAATGCCCGCCGGAATGCGACCGCACAAAGAACCACCGTATCGACGGCGAACAACTGGGACGCGGATACAAAGGCCAGTATGACCCGGCGCATGAGAAGGACCCGCAGCGGGTAGCTCGGGCCAAGGCCGCACGGGAACGCTACCTCAAAGAGCTTGAAGCCATCGGAAACGTCACCGTCCCGCCTAGTGCTGAAAACGTCACTAGTGCTGAAAACGTCACTACCCCTAGTGCTGAAAACGTCACTACCCCTAGTGCTGAAAACGTCACTACCCCTAGTGCTGAAAACAGCACTACAGAGAACCACCCAACTAAACCACCCGTAGAAATCAGTTCTGGGAGTACCTCACCAGAGGCGCCGGCCGCTGTGGATAACTCCAAAGCCATCGACTTGGACGCCGTCCGGGCGCTCCGGGAAGCATCCCGGGCACGCCTCGCAAAACGGGGCCTGACATTCACCGAACCACTGACTGGGGGAACCAAATGAAAAAAGAAGCTCTTGACCATAAGGGGACGGAAGAGTTCACGTCCTATCCCACCTACTCCATGGCCATCCTGTGGAACATGCCCGCATGGGAAATGAACCTCCACGCTGACGTATTCGCACCCGTCCCGGTGGACGGGGACGCGCTGGCACGCTCCGCAGCACGCCGGCACAAGAATGACGCCGCATGGGCACGCCTCGCCGCCGACGTCATGGAGGCCGCAGCGTGAGCGCTTTCCTCATTGACGCCATGGACTGGCTGGACGACACCACCGCGGACACCGTCCTGTCCTACGTCCTCATCATGGCCACGGCCGGCGCCGTCCTCGTGGCCGCAGCGCTCCGGCTCGACTCGTGGGGTGACTCGTGATCTGTGCCTACATCTTCCTCATGGCCATGATGGCCGCACGATTCCGGCACACGGTCCGCATGGACCGCATGGAGGCCGGGAAATGACGGCGCCGGCTATCTCAGCGCTCGACGTGGCCCGCGCCCGCTGGCAGGAGGCCGAACGGGTCAAAGACGCCTATGACTCCATGGTGGTCAAGCGCCGGAACGCATGGCGTGCCGCGGTCCCCGGCAAAGCGGCCGATAAGGCCCGCCGGCTACTGCAAGAGGCCATCGTCCAACAATCAGCCGCCGGCACCACGGAACGCGACGCATGGAAGGCGTGGCACGCCCTAGGACGGCCGCGGACGTGATGCAAGGGGAACTCTTCCACGTAGACACCCCGGAGCGCCCACAAGGTGGCAAAGCTCGACGCTGGGGTGGCAACGACTCCCGCAAGGCCCGGGCCATCGTGGCCGCAATGCTGCCGGCCCAGTGCACACGGTGCCCCAACATCGTCACCGCAGACATGGACTGGCACGCAGACCACATCCAAGAGCACGCCCTCGGCGGAGCCAGTGACGCCAGCAACTACGGCCCCGCCCACGCCAAATGCAATACCTCGGCGGGCGGCAAGCTCGGAGCACGCATAACCAACGGCTACAAACAAGAGAACCAAACCCACAGAGAACGGACAATCAAATGGTGGTAGAGATCGAAGAGGTAGACAAGTGGACCGTATTCAAGACGCGGGCCAGCGGGTGGCTTGCTTACTGCCCGCCGTCCGAAGATCAATGCAACTGCCAGTACTTCCCCACCTGGGGGGAAGCTCTGGCCCACGCTCTCAGCATGGGCGTGCCCGCATGATGGGCGGGACGCTGGACTACCCGGCCGTCTGCTCATGCTGTGTCACGGTCTACGGCTGGGGCCAAGCCGTGAAGATCAACCGCGCCGTCCTCGACGTCTGGCTGTCGGACGGCTGGAGTCTGGAGTCGGAGGCTGAGTTTTTGCCGGGGGCCTGACAGCCCACGGTCCCCGTCCGCGTCCTTTGTGCGTGCAGTTCCCACTATTCCCCTTGAAATGAGAGTCCCAAAAATTGCGTGACCTAACTTTGCCGGCTGACTATGAGGCCGCGATAGCCGAAGCGGTGGACCGGGTCTACCGGGACGCCGGCCTGACCTTTGAGGCGGCGCCGCGGTACGTGTCCCCG